GGGGCTTACCACCACTTCCGAGCAGCTGGCTGCGACGTAGTACGCGGCCGAGGCGCAGAGGCAGTTTGAAACCGCAATCACTTGCTTCTTCGAACGCGCTGCGCGGATCTCGCTGGCGAGCTCGTCAACACCCTCGACGGTTCCACCAGGGGAATCGACGTCCACCACGATGGCCTGCACGTTGGGATCGTTCACCGCCTGGCGAAACTGCTGCAGGAACTTTGCTGTGGAGGTCGCTGTGGGGCCACTGATGTCGCCCATGGCGCTGCCGCGATGCAGGATCAGACCGTAGAGCGGCAGGACAGCCACCGCGCCCTTGCTGGACGCAGAGACCTTCTGCGCGCGGGCAGCCGTGACAGCGCTCTGCCCTTGGATCCCGGCCAGCGTCTCGGCCTCGACGGCTTTCCCCTCAGCCTTGAGCTGCAGGAAGGCCATGACGGCTTCGAGCTTTTCCGGCTGGATGGCCCAAAGTTGGGACCGCATCGCGTGACGAATTGCGCTGTATGCCTTGCTCATTTCGCTCCTTCAACTGCAAGTGTGGCGAGCTTTAGCGGCTCGCTGGCGGCGATGGTGTCAATCCACACCTGCGCGCCGGCTGAAAATTCGTCGTCTTCGTCTTCGAGCAGCATCGTGAGGTGTTGGGCCCGGTTATCGCAGCCAACCTTGACAGCGAGCTGCGTGGCGGCATCCAGCATCGGAAAGACACCTAGGATGAAGCGCACCTGCTCCGCGTAGAACTCGCCAACCTGATAGCCGTTCGCGTCCTGCTCAATCAGCCGCTTGACTCCGTTGACCTCGCGACGAACGCAGCGATCGGCCGAAGCCGACGCCATGAGCGTGAGCCGAGCCGTCGCGGCCGCATCGCCTCCGCTGCCCGTTTCGTCCGCCTGATCATCGTTCTCGTCGGCCGAGCCGTCTTTGCCATCCTTGCCTGTGCTGCCACCCTTGCCGCCAAACGCTCCGCCCTGCGGCTGGGGGTTGGCGAGTTGCTTGAGCGGTGCCCAGTTGACTGGCCGCCAGTAATTCGAACCTACGCCGTCCGCGATGGGATTCATGTCCTCCAGCTCGCGAACATCGTCCTGCGACATCCAGCCGTCGCCGATCGCGACGTGGTAGGCAGCGAAGCGGCTGGCAGTATCTCCACGCAGTAAGGACGCAAGCGAGGCCTTCGCATAGTAACGAGTACTCGTCAGCAGATCCCGCTGGATCGCTTGCTCCCACATGATCGCCATGGGAAGGACGCTCTGCACGGCGTTCATGATGTTGAACTGCTCGACCGAGGCGTAGGTTGCTGCCTTGCCGGCGTCCACGCCGACCAGGTGAGGTAGCACGTTGAAGATGGTGCAGATCTCGACCTGCGAAGCCTTGTGGCCTTCGATGAGCTGCGCATCGACGGGCGTTACGCCCAGCGACTTGATATCGTAGCCCGCTCCGAGAATCGCTATTTTGCCTCGGTTGCTACCTGTACCACCAGCCTGGAGATTATCCCTAAAGAGATCCGCGTCATCCTTCGTTTTGAAGTTCGCGCCAGTAACAATCCAGCCGGTACGCGCATCATTTTTGAGGAAACGAGCGATGTAGTCTTGCCGCGATAGCGCCACGCCCAGCGTATCGAGCGCCATGCTGATGCGCGACTGGCCGATCGCCATGACATCGCAGAAGTCGCGGAGGTGAAATACCTCTTCCTGCAGGAGTACTCGGTCGACGTCTGTGAGCGGGTCGCGGTAGACATACCGCAGATCGCCGGTGGCCTTGATAATCTCGACCTTTACGCGGTCAGGATGCAGCGGCACCAGCTCTTCGATCTGCCCGTTCGCGTCGTAAAACTTCTCGGCGTAAGCATTGCCACGGAGCTCGACATGGCCCTGCATCATCGTCTTGAATTCGTAGGCTGTCTGCCAGCGGTTTGGCTGGTAGTAGAGGACCTTGTACAGCGGATGGCTGGTGACGACACGCTTGCCGCCCTTCGGGCTATCCGTGTAGATCTTGAACGGCAACATCGCGAGCTGGCGAGACTTCGCCGAAACGCAAGCAATGACCGTGCTGAGCCGCTTCGAAGATTCCGGTGTGACCCGCATGCCGGCGCTCGAGCTATGGCCGCCTACGGGCTCGTACCAATAGTTATCCCAGGGCGCAGGCGCGCCGCTGACATCGGCGCGCAGTTGAAACGCGCCCTCGAAAATACCAGAGATCAGCTTCAATTACCCGCCTTATGCCTTGCTGGAACGCACGTCGTTATACAGCCAAAGGAACGCAGGAGAGGCAACCGCAAGGCCAGCAACCATCCACCCAGCGGGATGCCACGCGAGCCATGCGCCGCGTGTGAAAGCCGCGATACCCCCGCAGAGGATGGCTGCGCCGATCGACCGGGCGATGTTTTGGACCCGTTGCTTCTGCTCTGCGGTTGTCATACATAACCCACATACGGCGAGGTGAATTTTTCAGTCTCGGCCGTGTAGGCCCGATTCATTGCGGTGATCAGCGCCGCGACGGGATCAATCTTCAGCTTCGCGTCCGGACCCTTGCGGGGGAAGAGCGTTTCATTCTGCCCCTCGCGTACTTCAACGTTCGACATCGCCCAAGTGAGCACTGGGTCACCGTTGTGATGCAGGCGCCCGCTATACACGGCGGCCTGCAGTTCCTTCATCGGGTCGCTGAGGTACTGCGCCGTCTGCGGGATGGTGAGCACCACATCATCGCCAAACTCGGCGGCCAGGTCCTGTTGCATCTGCAGAGCAGACCAGGGATCGAAGCCGAGGCACTTCATGTCGTACAGCTGGCAATCGTTCCGAATGTCGCGCTGGATCTGCGAGAGCCGGATTTCAGGACCTTCGACGGAGATCAATGCCTTCTCGGCAACCCACTGCGCATAGGCTGAATGCTCTCCATCGTTGATCGTCGCGCTCGGCGCATAGTGGTAGCCGAAGACGTAATAGTGATCCTGGTCGACCTCTTCCAACTCGCCAGTGTCGCCGTTCGGCACCTTGTCAATCTGCGACCGCTTGAAGATCAGGATGCGGCTGGCGAGATCGATGCGAGCCGCGAGATCGTTACCCATCCAGCAGGGCTTGCTGGCGAAGTCTGCGATGCGAAGGCTGCGGTCGGCGCAAGACTTCCACTTCTCCATGTTCATCCAGACGGTGCCCTGGTTGGTCCATACGCTGAAGTGCTTTGTGAGGATGTTGTTTTGCTTGTGCGCGAACTCGATCGCATCCTGCTGGCGACCACGCAAGTACTCCCAACTGATGGACACGCCGACGTTGGGGTTCGCCTTCGCGATTCCGATGTCCGTCTTCCACTCATCTGGTGAATCAATGGTGAAGATGATGCCGAACTGCCGGTCATCCTTGATCGTGCCCGACAGAATCTTGATGACGTCCTGCCGGAGCATGTAGCAAGGGCCGCCGACGTTGAAGCCTGCGGTGGTGATGACGAACAGGATCGGCTGCTCACGCGCTCCCATGCCCGACTCCATCGCGTCGTAGAGCGTTGGGGAGTCGTGTTCGTGGTATTCGTCGACGATCGCGCAGGACGGGCTGGATCCGTCACCAGGGTTCTTTACCAGCGGCTCGAAGCGGCTGCCATCGGTGCGGGTGAGGCTTTTCTTGTTGACTTCTACGTTGAAGGCCCGCAGAAAACCGTGCGAGCGCATCGCCATGAGACGAGCCGGCCGGAAGACTTCGAGTGCCTGCTTCTCCTTCGTGGCGCCGGAAAACACCTGGGCATCCGTTTCGCCATCGCAGGCGAACATATACAGGCCCTTTTGCCCGGCGCTGGTCGACTTGCCACTCTTGCGGCCGGTCTCGACGTACACCTTGGTGAAGCGACGCTTGCCGGTCGACTTGCTAACCCATCCGAAGATGCTGCAGTCGATGAAGAGCTGCCAGGGTTCAGCAGTGATGCGGTGATCCTTGCCGCGGATCCGCCGGGCCCACTTGCCGGAGACGTGGGGGAACTTGCTGACGATCCAGCAGTAGCGATGCGCCAGGCCTTCGTCAAAGCGGTACGGGTAGAGCGGATCGAGCGACTGTTGTAGATCGTCCAGATGACGGTGGCAGGCCTGGCGGACGAAGAGGCAAGCGATAATCTCACCCGAAACCACGCCCCGCGCATAGGCCATCATCTTTTCGACGAAGGGGCTACTGAACTCGTATTCCGGTACTACCGTCTGCGGCTTGCTGCCACTCGTCCTCTTCTTCTTCGGTGGTTTTGACGCCGTTGCCGTTGACGAGGCTTCGGCTGGCCGGGTTGAGGCCGAGCTGCGACTGATACTTGTTGAGCTGCGCGAAGTCACCGGTGGATGCTCCAGGGCGTCGGCACCGCACACGCAGGCGGGCCGTCATCTCGAAGTGCCCTCGGTCGGCGCTTGTTATCAGCACTTCCTTGGTCTCTTCGAGCAGTTCATTCCACGCCTCAAGATGTTCGCGCGACGTGGGGCTGTTCGGGTTGGTGAAGCTGGACGGCGGGGGGCCAAGCGGCCCGGTGACAACCGGCTCCAAGGCCCGCTCGCGA